GCCAACAGTTCTGTTTTGAGGCTTATCCCTTGAACGGAATATTCCTTTTAAGATTCCCATATCGTATCAACCTCCTAAATAAACAAAATACCACGCTCGTCATAGACACTTTCGGTTGTGTCATTGCCGCAGCGGATTGCTCGGTCAAGTGCCATAATGGTAGCAACCGCACCGTCAATCTTTTCTGTAGATTTTGCTTTGTCTGCTTTTATATTTCCTGCAGGGTCAGTTTTGATATAAATGTTATCCATCATCCAACGAAGAACAGGATGTCCGCCGTGAGCAAGTTTCTTTTCCATTGCAAGTTTCATCAGTTCTTTGGTGGGCGGTGACATATCTTTGTAACCCTGTCCGAATGGAACCACAGTAAATCCCATACCTTCAAGGTTCTGAACCATCTGCACAGCACCCCAACGGTCATATGCTATTTCACGGATGTTATATTTTTCACCCAAGGATTCAATGAATTTTTCTATGTATCCGTAATGTACAACATTGCCTTCTGTAGTCATAAGCAAGTCTTGTCGTTCCCAAGTATCATACGGAACATGGTCACGGCGAACACGAAGGTCTACATTGTCTTCAGGAATCCAAAAGTATGGAAGGATAATATATTTATCGTCCTCATCTTCGGGTGGGAATACTAATACAAAAGCCGTGATATCCGTTGTGCTTGAAAGGTCAAGCCCACCGTAGCATACACGACCTTCAAGTTCGGATTTGTCTACAGGAAATGCACAACCATCCCACACAGTCATTGGCATCCAACGAACTGCCTGTTTAACCCATTGGTTAAGTCGAAGCTGACGGAAGGCATTCTCTTCACCGGGATTTTGTTTTGCCTGTTCACAGGCTTGCTGAACTTTGTCTATGCCAACTGTAACACCAAGAGAGGGATTGGCTTTCTGCCAAACCTTCGGGTCAGTCCAATCATCGTCATCATCAGCACCATAAATCACGGGGTAGAAAGTTGGGTCAACCTTTCGACCTTCAATAATATCTTTTGCTTTTTGATGTGTTTCATAGCAAATGGATTGTGTATCATTTCCGGCTGTGGTAATAAGAAAATACAAAGGTTGCATTCTTGCGTCACCCGAACCTTTGGTCATAACATCAAAGAGCTTCCTGTTAGGCTGGGTATGAAGTTCATCGAAAATAACACCGTGGGTATTAAAGCCGTGCTTGTTTGCAACGTCCGCCGACAGAGCCTTGTACTTACTTCCCGTAGGATTATAAGTCATTGTCTTTTGACTTGCCTGGATTGTCATTTTATTCTTAAGCAATGGACTTCGTCTTACCATTTCCAAAGCAACATCGAAAACGATACGAGCCTGATCTTTATCTGCAGCACAACCATAAACTTCTGCACCGGGTTCAAAGTCTGCACAAAGAAGATACAGAGCAACGGCAGCCGCAAGTTCTGACTTGCCTTGTTTTTTGGGTATCTCAATGTATGCGGTATTGAACTGTCGGTATCCGTTTGGTTTAAGAACCCCAAAAATATCACGAATAATTTGTTCCTGCCAATCTATAAGTTCAAAGGGTTTTCCGTCCCATGTACCTTTTGTATGACAGCAGAATTTTTCTATAAAGCATACTGCGTGGTCGGCGGCATCTTTGTCATAGTAGCTATCCTTTGCCATAAATCTTGTCGGCTTATAGTTTTTCAGTTTTCGCAAATGCTGTCACCTCCTAAAAATGGGTATATAAATAAGACCATTTCAGGTCTTTGGTGTAACGAGGAACAGAGCCTTTCAGCTCCGTTCGGTTTTTATTTTAGAAATTTTCTGTATGAACAAGGATTTCGTAAGCAAGTTGCGTTTCTTCATCGACAGGCTTAACATCCCAACCTCTGTCATAGTTGCAAACTGTCTTGCCATCTCGTTTCAACATCAGCTTTGAAATTTTACCGCCTTCGATGCCGTATTGAGAACCCACTTCATAAACCTTTATCCAATAATGGAAGATGCTGTTGTAAACCTTCAAAGAACCTTCTTTCCACATTTCGAGCACCTCCTTATATGCAAAGCATTTTGATTGCGGGAATGCGTTTCTTGCTGTTTGAGCCGGCCTCTGTGTATCTTGCGTTCACTTCCGTAAGTCCTGCCATTTGAAAGCCGTGTTTCTGAAACTCTGCAAGGGTTTCTATAAGGCTTGAGAATGTGCTTGAAATTGTGAATTCGTAAATGCCGTTTGCCTTGAGGCAGGTTGCAATGTCCTCAATTTCGTGTTCCCAAATGACCTCGTTGAAATCAATTTTATCGTTCTCGGTTTCTTCAAGGTTACGGTATGCCCAAAAAAGTGTAGGGTTAATTCCAACCTCTCGAAGGTTAGGAACTTTGTTTTCGATTGCCTTTTCAAATACTTCAATTTTCTTCATTTCTGAATCCTCCAAATAATGTGTTTTTATCCTTTTCGGTAGTACACATATTACCTCTAAATGTACATATTATCAAGTCATTTAGAGGTAATAAACTACACAAATATTCGTGGCTTAAATTGTGGATTTTACTCTTCGGATTCGCCTGTTAAAATGAACTTTACATACTCTGCTCGATTGTATTCCAAGAATAACACGAGGTCAAAATATCCCATGTTCTTGGCAAGCTGATAGACTCTCTGAACATCAAACATATTTGTAAGACCTGTTGCTCTAATACTAAGAATCTGCTCTTTAACTTTCTCATTCATAATCGATGTCCTCGATTTCTGTACATCCCTTTATGAGTTGAAGATAAATGTTGGTGTAGCGGTCTTTTTCTGCTCCTTCGCAACAAGACATTCCCTCAAGGAATTCCTTGATTGCTTCTTGTCGGTCATCCCATACTTTGGTTTCACCATAGCATGTGATTTTTACCGCATCAAGCTTTCTGCAAGAGTCTTCACCGTAAACAACTCCGAGGGAAGAACCACAATCCCAACTTACATGGATTGTTCCCATATCATCGACAGCTTTAACTGTGCCTCTGCAACCCGGATGAAGTTTTCTATTGTATGGGTCATCCATATGAACAAGTTCAACTCTTGTTCCTGCAGGAAACCTATCTCTTAAAGCTTGCAGTGTCTCTTTTGAAATGGTAAACATTATTCTGCCTCCTTTGTTTTGAATGCTGAATTGCCTTCAAGATTTTTAAGAAGAATTTTTCTCAACTCCTTAAACTCTGCTCCAATAAAACCAAGTCTTAAAAGGAAACATCTGAATGCATACTTTTCATTATCAACTTGTTTTTCAGTAGCGGTTACTCGCTTTTGTGTTCTTGCCATTTCGCAAAGCTTACAAATGAAATGGTCGTATGCCTTTATTTCTTCGGGTGTTTTGCCATTGAACCAAGGGAAACAAATCTTGCCGTCTTCTTCAAGGACAGTAAGGTCATCAATGTCAAAAGCTTTCTTTAAAAGCGTAGCCTTTGAGTCGATGATGTTTTTAAGGTTTGCTAATGCTGTTTCCGTGAAAAGGGTTCTTGGCATTGAAATGCAAAGGCCTATGGTTTCAGGTTCTTTGTATGCCTCCGGCAATCCTTCGGATTCAAAGCCGTTATCATAAAGCATTTCAAGAAGTCTTTCGATAACTTCACTATCGGCTCTGTCGTCAAATGAAAGAGCACCGTTTTTGTCAATATGAAAGTAATCAACTTCATAAGCAAAAGACGGTGCTCCAAGATATTTAACTTCGCTGCCGAGCCATTTGGCAATTGTCAAAACGAGTTCTTTTCGTTTTGCGCCTGGTACATTGTACTTAACTGTCATATGTATGACCTCCTTTAATTTGGTAGTCACATATTACCTCTAAACCTCTGATATATCAAGCATTTTACTACATAATTATGTGTTAAATAATTAGCCTTCGTTTTGTGTAAACCACACAATTCCCGAAAGTACAAAATAAACGCAAGGTAAAGCAACTCCGTTGCCCCACATTTTATATTCCGCTGAATCGGAATGCGGAGACTTGAGCCATCTTACAATTTGCTTTAGTGTTTTCGGTTTGCCTGATTTTCCTATGACCTTTCGGTAAGTTTCAAAGATATCATACCAACATCGGATATCGTCCATTGTAGGCTCGGCTGTTTCAAGATTTGAACACCACCAATCGGGGAAACCTTGAAGTCTTGCACATTCAATCGGTGTTAATCTTCTTACTGTATAGCTCGTTTCTATAACTCCATTCTGAAAACCGGGATTTGTCCCATTAACAAGTGTGTTCGATAAATCATATCGAGGTGATTGACATTCAGCTTTCATTTGTGGATAGAATGATACAGGATGAGCTAAAGCACCGGGGCCTTTTGCCACAATGGTAGGTTGTACTTCTTCATCAATGCAAGGCATAAACTGTGCGTTCTTACCTTGATTGAAAGCATCCCTTCCAATACCATAGCTTGGCTGTGTAACAATTGCAGCATCTTTATAATCTCTTGAAAGAAGGGTCGGTGCTTTTTCTTCCGTTACTTGTGCGTAGTATCCTGTGGTCATCGCATATACTGCGTGACGGTCGACGGTGTTAAGAGTAAAACTAACATCTTCGTTGATGCCGTCGCCTTGGGGTCCATTCTTTTCATCTCTTCCAATCATAGAACCTTGAATACAAACCGCAGGTTCGCCACCATGCGTACAAGCAAGTGTGGGTGCAAGTTCTTCTGTGACATTACAAGCACTTTTTCCACCACCTTGGTCTACACAAACCACGGCAATCCCACCTTGATTGCAACTGGGGTTTCCGCCGTTTGCATCAAGTGTTCTTGAAGTATCCGCTTCATAAATTCCGCTGTTCGGATTATCAGATTTCATTGAATTGCTATCTTTTGAGCAAATGCCGAATGCCTGGAGAACACAATTGAAATGGTTTTTGTCGAGCATCCGCTGATTGCCTCTGGCATTATGCACGGTAAGTGTCGGAGCGGTTTGCTTACCATCCCAACTGCAAGGTTCAAACAAGGTCTGGTCATTATTACACGAGAGTGTTGCAGATTTATCTTCTTGTATCAAAGCACCTTTTCCGCCACCTTCACAGCCAGAGCGTATTTTTAATACAAGCGGTACATTGTTTCCGCCAGTGCCCATACGGGAAGTAAGAGTTTGTACCTTACCATCATCGGAAACTTTTATACGGCTGTCGGTAGGATGATTTTCCAAAGCCACCGTAGCAGGAACAATACCTGCACGGAGTGTCGGAGCTGTTTCTTCTTCGTATCCGATGCTTCTGCTTTTAGCTGAGTGTTCGGTACAAAAACCTGCCGATTCCAAAACGCACGGAGGGTGATGTGCTTCGGCACGGAGTGTTGCTGTCATATCTTCAGTAACATCCATGCGGTTACCACCTTGGTCATTTAAGCAGATGCTTGTCTCTCCAGAGCAATTCTCAATACTTCCGGCAGTTCTTTGCCACGCACGGAAGCTCTCCGCAGAATACCCTGACAAGCCTTCTGACTTAAAAAGTATGTCGAAGGCACCCCGACCTGCAAAATCTGCGACAAGGTAGATTCGTTTTCTTCTTTGGGGGACTCCCCAAAATTGAGCGTCGAGAGTTCTATAAGCAACGCTCCATCCGTCTCCCATATAGCAGTCGGCATAGGGCCACTTTGCTTTTTCAGGCATAGGCACTTCGGCATTCGGTTCTGTAACACCGATGACCGCTTCGAGGACTGCTTTGAAGTCTTCACCTTTGTTTGAAGAGAAGGCTCCGGGGACATTTTCCCATACGATGTATCTTGGGTATTTGCCATTTGTGGCACACCTCATTTCTTTTATAATTCGGATGGCTTCATAAAACAAAACGGATTGATGTCCGTCAAGTCCGGCTCGTTTCCCGGCAACCGACATATCGGTGCATGGT